ATTTAAGGAGAAACAAACATGGCAGATTATACAGTTTCAGGTAATGGTGATATTAGTCCAATCTTTCCAGTAGGTGCTAACATTGGTAACTGGCCACAGGGTGGCACTGTTCCATCAACATCTTCTGGCACTCCCGCTGTTTCAGGTGCAGATAATGCTAATTACTGGCTACCAATTTGGAGTGGTGAAGTTCTAAATGCTTACGATCAGTACAATGTATTTGAACCAATGGTAATGACTGAAACCATTGAGTCAGGCACTACCAAGAGATTCCCAATCACTGGTACTGTCGGTCACATTGGCGTTTGGAATGCAGGTGATGAGCTCATTGGTTCAAAGGATATTGACAACCCAGGTTGGTTCGATATCTCACTTGATCAAAGACCAATGGCCTCATTCTTTGAACTTGATGATATTCACCTTATGCTTACCCAGTGGGACTATAGATCAGAACTTGCTCGTCAAGCTGGTCTAAAGTTAAGCTACATTCGTGATAAGCAAATTGCTTGCATGATTGCTCAGGGTGCTTTTACCGCCGCTAGAAGACCATTCTCAGATAACTACAATGGTATGAACGTCGGTGGTGCATCTTCAATCCTACCCCCAGACTCACGCTTTAACGTATTGGGTCTTCGTGGTGCTAATGCAACTGATCGTACTGATGCCGCCCTACTACTCCTAGAGTATTTAGAGCGATACATGGTACGTCTTGCTGAAATCGACGCTACTATGGGTGAGGTTTATTGTGCAGTTACCCCACAGGCTTTCCATGACATCCGGGCTCTAGGTATTGCCCGTGATTCAACCAGCTTACAGGGTGGTGCTGGCCGTCCATTCTTCGGTGGCGTTGCTGAAGCAGGCGGTCTTGGTACTGGTCTAAGCAACGGCATGTTTGGCATTGCTGAAAGCCTAGATTACATGGGTGTAAAGATCATCAAGAGCAATCACCTTGGTGAACTTGATCACGCTAAGGTTGAAGCTGGTCAAACTAACACAACCAGAGGTACTATTAGCTCAGTTGGTAAGCTATCTAACGGTGGTAATGTTGGTGTTATTGGTGACCTAGGCGATGCCAAGTATAACTTTAACTGGTTTGATGGTACTCGTAATGACGATACCGTTGTTGGTAATACTGGTGTAGCCAATACAGGTGATGCCCTTACTCCAGTTAAGGCTCTAATCTGGCAGCGCAGTGGTGTTTGCTCACTTAGACTTCAGGGTATGAAGGTAGAGACAGTTAAAGATGTCCGTAGAGGTACATTCTTTACTGTAGCTAGCATCATGGGTGGTGCTGGTGTACTCCGTCCAGAACTCTGCGGTGCTATCCAGGGCAGCTACACAGTCTGATACTACATTTCAATTAACTTAATATTCGTATCTAGGGGGTCGAAAGATCCCCTAGATATTTTTTCTAGAAGGGAGGATTAAATGAAGTCTTTTAATCCAATTCAAAACGCTTCAAGAGGACTTGGAGATACAGTTGCAAAGTTTACTAAGGCTGTTGGTATTAAACAAAAGCCTGGTTGTGGCTGTGCTAAACGCCAAGAAATACTTAATAGGTTAGTACCCTACAAACAGAAAGGTAAGTAATGGGGTTGTATAGTTATACAGACGCTATAAATCACATGTTATTATCTTCTGGTGAGCATCTAGTAAGCTCATTAACTGCGGAATCTGGTGTAGATACCAGCGTTGCTCAGTTTGTTCTTACAAAAGCCATCAAGACGGCAACCATGCGAGGTGTAGCAAATAATAGATTTATAAACACTTATACTCCAAATGGTTCTGGTTTAATAATTCTACCAGATACTGCTTGCTATGCTCAGGTTGTAGAGCCTCTGTTCGACACTACGACGGGGGAGGTGATCCAAACTACTATTAAGTCCAGTCCAACTAGACTCTACAATATTACCAAGCAGACCGATGTGTTTACTAAAGAATTAAAAATCGAAGTAATTGTAATGCTTGGAGACAATTCTAATCCATTAAATCCATATGGATGGAATGATATTGATTCTGCATTACAAAGAGGTATTATGGAAACCGCAGCAAGAGAATATCAAATGGTAACCCAAGGCGATGCTGAGCTTGATCGTATCCTGCGAGAAAGAGAGCAAATGCATATGGCAAAGGGTAAGGCAGCAGATATCTTCAAGAAGAACAGGTCAATCTTTAATGGTGATCCTGGTACTGGTGCTGCTGTTGATAGACGCGGTATTCTAAGTAACGATCCTTACTTTACAAGAACGAGGTTCTAATGGCATTTGCAAGAGTAGCTATATCATCACTTAGTGGCGGGGTAGGCAGACAAGCTCCATCTAAAAGACTAAACACAGAAGCAGAAAACATTGATAATTGTTTAGTTACTCTTGAGAAATCTATCGAAAAAAGACCACCACTAAGTGCAATTAAAACAGCAACAGATGCTGCTTACTTAAGTATTCCAAATACACTACCTAAAACAACATTTGATAACTCAGGTGCTAATACAAGTTTTTCTACTGATAACTTATATTTTCATTTCTTAGATATAGATGGCTACAATCGGTATTGTATTATTATAAATAGAGCAGGATATTCTTTTGATCCAGTTCATAGTAATTCATTTATTTGGAATAATGGAACATCCAATATTGAAATTAATTTAACTGATTTTGTTACTGTTTATCGTATTGAACCAACAGAGTGGGTTAAAGAAATAGTAGATAATGATGCCGGTATTCCAAACTCTTCTGGGTTTAGTCGAGGTATATTTGAGTATTTAACCTTTGGTAATAAATCTGTAACATCAAGTTATCGTGTTGGTAACTCATTAATTTCAAATGTAGCACCTACCAAGATCAGAGAAACATTTGGTAGTATTGACTACGACGTGGGTATTATTCTATGGAATAGATTAATACCTATTGCCTTTATGCCAGATAACTCTAATTTAGAGTCTAATGGCTGTACAACCTACGGAACCGGAACGGGTGATGAACACAACTATGAAAACTTTTATTCAAGCATCGCATTAAATGAATACATTCATGCCGGGGATGTAGTAAATTACAAAATTGCTTCTCCTGTTCCAGACTTCGGTACTATCCCGGATCCAGCTATTCAAGAAGATATTCTTTCTGTTGGTGGGGTGGCTAATCAGTATTATTGGAAAAACGTAAGAGATGATATTAATTTTGATGTAGATCCAGAAACTCAAGAAGAAGTAGAACTAGGTCAAAGTAAGGAAGACTTTAAAGCTATTCCTCAGTTTCCTGCTAGTGAAGTTCAAAGTGATGTTTCTGATTTAAACGGCCTAAATGCTATTAGAATGTTTCATCACTATTATGATAATCCAAGACTACTTCCATTAACTTATGCTAACTTAATTGATTGGACTAAAGATAATTATCAATGGTCTTCACCACTAGAAGCCGAAGATAGAGATGGTACTTTGTTTGGTCTTGGTAAAATATATAATGCTAGATCACCGTACCTAACATTCCCTGCTGGTTTCTATAGAGCAACAAGATATTCTAAAGCACCATACTTTGAACGAGTACGATCTGAAGGTCCAAATACTGTATTCGATCATAGGCGACTACCGATTATGATCTACAAGGATATTACTAATGATGGCAAATGGCGTGTTAAACATATGCCAGTGTTTCCCCGTAGATCTGGAACCTCTATAAATAACCCAGGCCCAAAGGCATTTACCAGAAATGAAAAAATCCAGGCAATGGCTATCTGGAAAAACAGACTCTGGATCGGTACAACAAATACAGTTATTGCTAGTAGAACAAACTCATTCTTTAACTGGTGGATTGATGATGTTAATAATCTTACAGATATAGATCCTATTGATATTGAAGCAAGTGTTGGATCCTATAACAAAATCAGTCACATGGTTCCATATCAAAAGGTTATGTTAGTCCTTAGCTCTGGCTCTTCCCAATTTGAAATTCGTGGTGGATCCATTGATACAAACATTTCTGCATTTAATGTAGAATTTAGACCAACATCCTTCTTCAGTACTTCTAAGTTAACACAACCACAGATGATGGGAACCAGCGTATTTTTCATGGATCGTGGTAAATCTTATATATTCCTGTCTGGTGGTAGTCTTGGTGATGAATTTTCTACATCTCAGGATATTAGCTATCACTGTAGAAACTATTTACCAGAAAATATAAAAACAATATCAGCATCCTCTGCAACCAATACTATCTTTGCGGTAGATGAGGTTAATCCTAATTACATTTATCTACACACATTCAGAGCAAGCCAAGAAACAACAATGCAGAACGCATTTCATCGTTGGATTTTATCTCCACAAGATGAAGTTGTAGGATTAAAAGCCTACGAAAAAGATTTTTATGTTGTTAGTAGAAGACCAGCAAATGCTTCTGCAATTGCAGATAAAAGATTAGTTGCTTATTTTGTTTCATTAGAAACTGTACCTGTAACTACACCAATGATAGATTGGTTAATTAAACTTAATGATAGCTACATGAGCTATTCAGGTATTACAAATGAAACAACAATTAACTTACCGTTCTATGATCCTACAATAGATTATGTTGTAAAAGCATCCGAGTGGGGTACATCGGCTTTTACAGCTTATAATATTGAAAGTGCAGACCGATGGGTTAATGCTTTGAACTATACCAGCATAAAGGTAAATGGAGATCTTAGAGAGTATCCTGTATGGGTAGGTAGATCTTATCAAATGAATGTAGAACTATCTCCAATTGTTTTTAGGCAGGATTCTAATAATTCTTCTAGCTACATGGATGGCGTTTTAAATCTAAAGAGACTGACTACTCGACACAATAACTCTGGAAACTATGATATAGTTATTCAAAGAAAGGGTAGACCACAAACAAAAACTACGTTCTATCCTTTAGATTTAAACAGTATATTAACAACTAATACACAACTCAAGATTGATGTTGTTGGTGAGCATCTTACAAAAGTACTATCCTATTCTGAAGATTGCAAAATATTTATTCAGAGTTCGTACCCAGTACCTTGCAATATCACTAACATTGAGATTCTTGGTAACTTCAGAATTCGTAATTCAAGTGCAGAATAAGGAGAGAACATGCCCTGTTACAGTTATACTAGCGGAACACCAATAGCCTACGAAACAATGGTTGAAAAAGTTTGGTCAGCTTCTGGAACCACTTACTCTTACAATAGTCTTTATTGGATTTGTGAGTTTGAAGAAGCCGCTCAGTTAAAGGTATTTACACGGGCTGCACCTCTTACAGCTGAAACTCAACTTATTCAGGGAACTGATTACACTGTTAATACAACAACAAAAAACATTGTATTAACAAGTGCAGCAACAACTGGTCAGGTTGTTATTAGGCGATCTACTCCTTGGGAAAAGATGTTGGTTGTATTTAATGAGGGTGCTAAGTTAACCGCAGAACAACTTAATGTTTCTTTTCACCAGCTATTGTTTACAATTCAAGAAAAAGAATTTCAAGGATCAACATTTAATCATTATTTCTTTCCTCCTGCTGTAGTTCCTGCATGGAATTCTTTAACTGATTATGATGTTGGTGAGTATGTCTCATGGAATGGTAATTATTACTATTCAATTACTAATCCACCAGTTGGACAAACCCCCGCTAATCCTGGTTTCTGGATGCAAGTAGCTATTTCCAATAATGGGATTATAATTATAGGTGCTCCAAATTCTAACATTGAACCTCTGGTGTTTGATCTATCTACTATTCAACCAGGTCAAAAACTAGTATGGACTGGCGATAGATTTGTTGGCACAACAATCGGATTAAACGATGCATTTATTACAAGCCCACAAGATGGTGATATACTTGTTTATACAAATGTAGGCGGCCTTACTCCTCAGTTAATAAATACAGCACCGTCAGTAGACATAACCGAAGACAACCTTATTCTTTATGATCGTTGTTTCTACAGATTTAGAAATGTAGCTACTACGGAATCTGGGGTAAATAATACACCATATGTTAAGTTTGTTGCTGGACTAACAGCCCAACAGCAGGATTGGGATAATTCAGAGGATTACTCTAGTATAACTTTGATTAAGCCATTTAAGAATTCTAATAATGAGTGGGTACTATTAGATGCACCTACTTCTTATAAGATGATTAAAAACATGGTTCCACTACAGAATCCATCTAATCCAAACAATCCACCAAGAGAAAATCCAGAAGTATTCTTTGATAGAATTCAAACACAGATATCAGATCTTATTGCCGCTGGTTGTGGTGCTCCAAACGCAATAAAGATTAAGTTTGTATGGCACGCTAATCAGGGTAAGTCTGGATTGGTTGGTGCAGATACTTCCTCTATTGGTGGTACAACAGTACCAAAAAGTTTATATGCTCAGTATGCTACAGATAGAAACTTAGACACAGCTTTTTGGGATCATCCTAGAGAATTATATTCACCTTGGGGTTATGTACCTGTAGATATTGCTTACTATCCTACAGGTGGAGATGCAGCAACCCAAGACGCTAGTGGTATGGTTGCAAAGGCAATTTTATATGATTTGGATGCAGAAGTAGATGTTGGTGGAACCCTTGAAACAAACTTGTATAGAACAAAAATTGAAAGTCCATTCTTTACTGGTGATATGTATACAGTAGCTGGTGTTTCTCTATGTTCTCCGACATCAGCTCCAGGAACTGCTGGTGCATGCAAACGAGCTTTAGATTTTACTTCTAAATTATATGGATTAAATATTAGATCTTTTTACTTAAGTATTCCTGAATGTAGGACCACATCTTTATTTATTCCAATTTTTAGAACAACTCCAGTATCACCATATACTTTAATCGGTACAGAAACAAATTATATTAATATTGATACAAGTATAAATGCACTTGGTACAGAAACAGAAGCACACAATCAAACCCTATTTGCAAGAGATTATTATTTATTGGGTTTACGCGATCTTGCTTTTGCTTCAACTAGAAGACTTGAACAGTTTAGTGGTAGTGTTTCAATGGCACATCCAAAATGGAGAGATACTTTAGCAAGATATGCAAAGGGAGATGCAATCCAAGCTACTTATAATGGTTGGAATCAAACTCTATTTAAGAGACTTGAAACAACAGAAGATTATAAATTAATTACATTTAAGATTCCAGAACAAATTATTTATTACAACAAAGCAGCATTAGCTCTTGCTGATACAACCTATAGTCCTACAGCTGCACTGAGAAATACAGCTGTGATTGATACAACCAAAGTAAGATTCCAAGGATATTATAGATCTTATTTAAGTGGATTAGATACAAAAACAGACTCTTCATTTGATTCAGTTAGAAATGCAAGAAATGGCCTAGCGTCTGGATTATTTACTACACAGGGTGGTTATTACTGGAAAGCTGATGCTGCTTGGAGCAGCTGGGTTTCAAGTTGGCAAGGCACACAAATGACCGATGATCCAGGTGATGATAGAACATGGTCAATTGCAACCTTTAATGAAGCCTGTATAGACTGGATTACATGGGGAACACAAATAGCATCTACTGCTGTTGTTACTTCTCCAAACTACTTTAGATCTGTTCAAAACTTGCCTCCAACAACTTATATTAATACTACTGTAAACAGTGATGGTACTACATCAGCAAGTGTAGCAAATAAAGAAGGTAAGTACTTTGTTCCTTGGCCTTATAGACCAAATGAACTAGTACCAAATGGAACCGGAACTGCTATTGAAACATCCGGTCCAGCTGGAATAGGCAATGGATTCGGTACTGGCATTTCTGGAACACATGTTTTAAACATTGATGCTAATAAACTATTCTCAGAAGCTCATAATTTTATTCCAGATCCAATGGATGATTACGTTTTTAGAATAGTAGCTACTAAAGAAATTACTCAAACTGTAGCTCAACCTGGTGATCCAGTACTAAGAACTAGTGCAATTCTTGAGTGGGGATTGGCTGATTCAGCTGACTCTAATAGTCCAACAACTATTGATGGTGATGAGTTAACTGAAGTGTTTAAAGATTTTACAGCTACACAAGATAGAGAAGTAATGCGGGCTAGATCTAGATTTGATTACTCAAAGATGCAGGTGTTTATAAAGAATGAAACAATTGAAAGAGCACCAGGGACGCTAGGTGATGATAGGTATATTATTACTTTTGTTGTAAGAGTACCAAGAATTAAATCTATTGGTTACTCTCCTATTTTCCGTAAATGGCATCCAGATGCAGCAACAAATAGTGTTTCAGAATATACTACAACTAATAATGATACTAACAAGGATTTAGGTCCTTGGAACTTTGCTGATATTAATTTCAAGAATAACTTACTAACAGGTGGTTCGGCTTATTTAACTTCTTCTAATATGGTAACATATGATAACTTGGTTAACTCAGCTGTAGCTACTCAATTTGATGCACACGAAGGTACTGGTGTTACTAATACAGCATCATCAATGACCGCTCCAATGATTTCTGGTAGAAATGAATGTGCTGTTAAATTTACCAGAGCTGGTATCCCAAGTAATCTATGGATTAGGGTTTCTGTTTTAGTTTCTAATCAACTACAACCACTATTAAATGGTGATTATCAATACTATGGTTTTGATAGCACCTCTATAGCAGAAGACTAAGGAGTTAACATGGTAGAACGAAGAAAACAATCAACTAATAATGTTTTACAATGGTTTCAATTAATTGTTCTTAGTCTTGGTGTTGGTGGATTTTTTATTGATATTGGTAAAAGGTCCCAGTTATTAGATAAAACAAACCAGGATCTATCTGAATTAAAGGTTATTGTACAAGATTTAGTTAAAGCCCAGATTCAAGTTTCATCTAATGATGCTACACACAAAGCTATGTTAGATGATCTTAAAGCAAGGGTTGTAGAACTAGAAAGAAGAAACTAATGTACAGACTATTAATCTTATGTTTATTATTAGTCGTTGGTTGCAAATCACCTACAGCTCAGATTGCTAAAGATGCTAATCAAGTATCTAGTTTAGCTCAATCTTCTAAAGAAAGGTTTGTTAGGATTGATGAAGCCACAAAAACCGAGGTTATAGATGTTGCGTCGATTCAGTCAGAATGTTCTGACGGGATCAATGAACAAGATACTATAGTTGGTTTAACAAAGTCTACATTAGTTGCGTTAACTAAAGTAGAAGACGAGGTTCCTTGGTGGGCTAGTTTATTATCTTATATAATGGTAGCACTTAGTATTATAGCTATATGTTTTATACTATGGTATACTGGGTTAGGATCATTACTTAAGAGTATATTCTATTCTTTAGGTTTATTTATTCCTAAAGCTAAACTAGAACAGGCAGAACTAGCTAAGAAAACGCTAGACGAGTCTGATCCAGTTACCCCTAGGGAGATGGTTGCTGCATTACGGGCATCTGATAAAGCCTTTGATGCAGCTTACACTAAATTAAGTAAGGAGAAATAACATGGAATCATTTTTAGGTAGTCTTTGGTTTGCTGGTATGACATTAGTTGTTGGCTATGTCCTTGGTCACATCTTCCCAATCAGCAAGTTTGGTAGCAAGTAATATGAAAGATCAACTTAGCAAGCTCCAGGAGCTGCTAATTAGCCGTTTAATTGCTGACTTTGGCGATGAGGCTAAGTGTACTCCTGGTTTTTATACTGTAGTTCGCGGTATCCTTAGTGATCATAAGGATCAGGTCAATAAGATTCCAAGCGAGTCTATTGAAGCCGTAGAACTAGCCATGAAAAACGCAGCACCATTCAAGATGAATAAGGCTGCTTACTGATAGGAGATAAGGATGCGTGTTCCCCAGGAAGTAACTGACGATTTTAGAAATCACTTATACTTTTGTTTTAAACATCTTGGACTGGGAGAACCAACACGAATCCAATATGAGTTAGCCAGACAAATACAAGAGGGTCCCGATGATCAGATTATTGCGGCAGGCCGTGGTACTGGTAAATCTACCATTACTGCTTGCTTGGCTAGTTGGGAATGGTTAAAGAATCCCAACTGCACCTTCCTTGTATTGTCCAATACTCAGGGCAAAGCCATTGACTTTGTTTCTCAGGCTAGAAAAATTCTATCTGTTGTTCCTTATTGTGTACATCTAATCCCCGGAGATACAGATAAGGACAATGCCCTTGGTTTTAATGTAGCCATTAGAACCAAGTTTACACAGGACTTGAGTTGTGCTGCCAGAGGTATTACAGGGCAGATTACAGGTCTTCACGCTGATCGTATTATCCTAGATGACATTGAGATTGCGGGTAAGAATGAGACTCCTATTGGTAAGGAGAACTTACTCAAGAAGTTAAATGAACTTGAATCTATACGCAATAAGCCATCTAGAGTTATCTTCCTAGGCACACCCCATTATCAGGACTCTATTTACAATGTCCTTAAGGGTTCTTACCCCATGATTAAGTATCCGGCAGAGATGCCTAACCATACCGTACCCCATGAGGTCGAGGACGTGGCCCCCTGGGTCCTAGAGCTTGATATAGAGCCAGGTGATGCCACACAGCCCGAACGGTTCGACCGAGCCGAGCTAGCCGCTAGACAGGCTAAAATGGGGCCTAGTGCCTATGCCCTTCAGTACCGTCTAATTACAAGCCTAGCTGATGCTGATAGATACCCACTTAAGTTACGGGACCTTATAGTTATGGACGTAGATCCACAAGTAGGTCCAGATAGGGTTATATGGCAGGGTCAAAACCCACTTGCTGGAATCCCTATGTTTGGTATTTCTGGAGATTTAATACCAGAACCTATGCATATTTCTCATAATTTTATGCCATACCAGCATATGCATATGAGTATAGACCCATCTGGTAGGGGTACTGATAAAACTGGCATATGTGTTTCATCTGTATTGGGTGGTATAATTTATATACATGAGCTCCTTGGAATTGATGGGGGATATGATGACGCTACTCTAACAAGGATTGCAAAGATTGTAAATGAATATAATATACCACTTATAAGAGTTGAGGCTAACTTTGGTGATGGTTTGTTTACCAAAGTTTTAACTCCTTTTATTACTGATAGGTGTGGTAAGGTTGGAATTGAGGAATTTAAAGTAACAGGTCAAAAGGAATTAAGAATTATAGAAACACTGGAGCCTGTTATGTCAATGCATAGATTGGTAATTGCTAGAAAAGCAATCCGTGATGAAGAAAATCAATTGCAAATTACTAGATTACATCGTGGGCGTGGTGCATTAAAACACGATGATAGAGTTGATTCTTTGGCTTCTGCTGTTGATTTCTATAAAGATCACATGGTAGTGGACACAAAGAAAACAATACAGGATATTGAAAAGAAAACTTGGGAAAAAAGAATTAATGACTGGGCTAATAACTTTAGAGCTGGTGACTATGTTCCAAATAGTGGAGCACTAAAGATAATAGCTAGTAATGCTAAACCTAAAAAAGCGAGGAATCAATGGGGATGGTAAAAGAAATATTAGCTTGTATAATTGTAACTTTATTATTGGTATTAACTGAAACAAATGTAGAAATCAATGTTGCATTCTTTCCATTAGTAATGGCAGGAATGGGACTAGCCCAAGGTATCATGGGTGGTATGGCTAAATCAGCAGAAGCAGATCGCAGAAATGCAGAAGCAGCAAATAAATGGGCTAAAGAAAGTGCTCAGACTGCTTGGAACAATGCAAAGTCTCAACTAGATACCCTTAAGCAGTTTGAAAACCAGTTAAAAAGAAACAATCAAATTAATGAAAAAGCTTTTGAGTATAGATATGATGCTACTCAAGCTTTGCAGGCTATGAATAATACCAAGAAAAGAGAAACCTCAAATCTAGCCATGAGTCAACGAGCAACCCTCATGTCTTCAGCTGGAGCTAGGGGTTTATCTGCTAGGTCTGGTTCTACTTTATCTATGATTACAGCTCAAGCTAATGCTTTAATGCAAGCAAATAAAAACCAAGAGCTTGAATATGCTCAGGGTTTAAAGAATATTAGAACTCAAGAAAAGAATATCCTTAATGAAAAGACATTTAATACATTCATGCCTAACATTCAAGGATTTAGTCCTCCTCCAATTCCAGAAGATACAAAAGCACCACTTATTGGTGGCCTTGTTTCTGGTGTTATGGGTGGTGTTTCTGGCGCAATGACTGGTCAAAACTTTGTAAACATGTTTGGTTGAGGAGGTTAAAATGGCTACTGATCCTAGATTACTACAATTTCAAGATTCTAATAGTTTAAATTTATCAGTTACTCCTGGCAGTGTAGAAAAGCAGGGTGAAAGAATTGGCGGTGAGTATAGAGTAGGAACTGGACCACTTTATGTTGGCAAGTCATCGCAAGAATCCCTGTTTGAAAGCCTTTCTATGATTGCTGGCGGTGTTGTTGGAACAACCCAAAATCTAGTTCAGTATCAGGCAGCAGTAGATGAAGGCAAAAGACAGAAGTTTTTAGCGGAATGGGAAAGTCCAGATGGCCCAGCAGCTAAAATTAGTAACGACCCAAACTTATCTGATGAAGAAAAAGTAAATAAAACCCAAGAATGGTTAGAGTCTAATGTACCAAATCAAAACTCTAATAGAGTATTTGGTGCTAGGGTAATGAAGGATTGGTTTGATAAAAACCCGCTTGCTAATGATTTGTTTGATCAAAAATTTGCAGACTTTCAACAAGAAGCAGCAACACTTAGTCCAGATCAGAGATTAGAGCTATACGATGAACGGTTTAAATATTACATTAGCTCCGAATTACCTAGTGCTGTTAATGCAAGAGTTACTTTACTTGGTCAAAGTGCTAAACACATTACAGACTTAAATACTGTAACAGATAACCTTGTAATTGAATCTCAATCTAATAGTTTCTTAACTGTAGCTCAGGCTGTCCTTGCTTCAAAGACGGGAAACCAACAAGCTTTGGCTTTATTACGAGAAGCTGCAAAGGATCCAGCATCAAAACAAGAGTTAGAAAATCAAATAGAAGTAGCCGAAAGATATATTGAAACACCCACGGTTGATTATTTAGATGCTGCGTTGTTTAGTGGAGTAACTGGGTCTGGACCTAAGATTCCTGGATCAATTCAAGATCCTTACTTTGAGGAAAGGAATGAAAAAGCTAGGGCTGCTGCTCTTAGGCTTCATGGTCAGTTAATGCCAAAGATTGTTCTAGAAAAAGCTGCTTGGGAATCTTCTACTCAAGAACAGCAAATGCAAAAAATAGCTTTGCAAGGTCTTCCAACCAGTCCAACAGCCGCTGTTAAGGAAGTTATTAGTCCAATGTTAGTTACTTCTGCAAACAATCAAACACCAGAAACACAAGCTAAGGTTGTTGGTAGCTTACTAAAGTCTGTTACTGCAACAGCTAAAAAGAATAACTGGAGTGAAGAAGAAACATCTACTTATTTTTTAGATGTAGTTAAGGAAGCATGGAAAAACGGTAGTCCAACCATAAGACAGTGGCTTGCTTCATCTGGTTTACTTGGTATAGAGGAAGCTGAGCTTTCCTCATTAAGTGGTGTATTTGAAACCAATGCATATCCTTCTGAGTTTGAAGAAAAAACTAAAGAACATCTTAGATATTCCTTAAATGAAAATAATGAATTTACTCAACACTTAAATAAACAAGCCGTATTAAATGCTTCTGGAAGTGAAGCACTACCGCAAACAATAGTTTCTCCAAATCAGTTACCAGTCTTTGGTTCTTACTTTAAGAAGCTTATTTCAACCAATAATCCTAATGCATTTACAGCAAAGTCTGGTTCTTATAATCAGCAAGTAGTAGCTGGATTTGATGATTTGGGTCTAGGTCAAGAGTTATTAAACGAAGGTACAGGACCCATAGTCTGGGCTTCTCTTGGATTACCATCCCAAGACTATAGACTATGGTTAGCTGTACAACGAAACGAAGATATTGATCCAGAGGTTGCTGCTTCTATTGAATCTAGATATGGTAGAATTAGAGATATTGATTCTGCAATAGCTTATGTACAGGAAAAAAATGCAGATCCAAAATGGGCCACAATGAATGCAGCTGCAAAAAAAGAACTACAAAAAATATATTCTTGGGCTAAGTCTGCTGCTGATAGTGGAAGTGGATTAGGATTACCTGGATATTTTAGTACTGAAGGAGATGCTAAAAAGATTTCAGGAGGAGTATCTACAAACCTTGATGCACAGAATCGATCCGCATTTGAGTTTGCTACAACAACAACCGAAGGTAATCAACTATCATTAAAAATATCACAAATTGGCGAAGCTTTAGTTTATGACAGACCAAAAAATAGTGGATTATTGTTTGAAATTCCAACCGGCCAAACAATAAATGGCGAAACAATTCCATTCCCTGAAGAAGTAATGTCTCAGGTTACTTCCTATTTAGTAAAAAGGCAGGAAGAACTACAAGTAGGATTAAGAGAAGGCAATATAAACTTTATACAATACAAGGCTGCTTTATCAAGATTAGAAAAGCAAGCTAAAAGATATGCTGTTGGCGTACTTTTAGATGAAGAAATTGCAAGAAATCCAGAAGTTTATCTTGGTTCTAAACCAGAAAAACAACAAGCTCAACTTGATTTGTACAAAAAGTGGAAAGAATCTTTCTTAAACCTAAACGAAGAATTTTATTACTGGACATCAAATACAGATAATTCTGACTTGTTTTGGAAAGATACTTCATTCCTATCTTTATACTCTGCCGATAATAATTTAGATAATATTTCATTTAACGTAACAGAAGCTGGGTTAGAAGATCCTGAAGAATTAAAGAAATGGTATAGACTTTCTTTTTCGTTTTCAAGGGGTTTATTTAATGAAGAAAATGTAAGAACAACATTAAAGAAACACTTTGAAGTTCTTTCTATTGCCAGAGATAACGGTGCTACTGTTCCTGATATGTTAAAAACAGAAGATGGTAAACAAGCTTACTATGTACTAATGGCATATATGTCTGGAGTTAATCAAAGAGCGCGTACTCAAGTTTTAAAAAATGGCGATGCTTTTGATGTTGCGTCTTTTAATATAGCTAGAAATACTATTATACAAAGAGAACTTTCTGGTGGTGCTGAAAACTATATTCCAGCAGCTAGATGGCTATCTGGATACAACCTTTTAACAAATAGTCCAGATGCAAAAACTGGTGCTTATAAAGTTATGAATCCATCTGGTGCTTACTTAAATATTTCAAATGATCAACTAGCATCTTATCAAGCAGAAGAGGATGACTACAATAAAACCGTATCAAACATGATGCGATTTATGTTTAGTGGTGCTGTTAGCCTATTGAATCCAAAAGCTTCTACCGGATTACCTGGAGTAAATGGTATGCCTCCAAGTACATCTAAACTTCTAGATCCATTAGTTGGGTTTGGAACACCACTCGATGCTAGAGCAAGAGCAGAAGAAGGACAAGAGTGGGATTATAACACAAGAAGAGATAATATTCTAGCGAGGGTAGAAAAGGTTTATTATGTTCCTGGCTCATCACCTCAGCAAAAGTTTGATAACTTACTATCAATGCTTGCAATTGCAACCGGAAATTATGGTACTGGAGAAAACCAACTTTTACCATATGATGCTAATACTAGACAGTTTTTAATGACTGAATTTGGTGGAAGAGCCGAAGATACCCTATGGGATTCTAGTAGACCTGGTATGGTAGATGATATAACTGCACTTCAATCCGCAGGTGCTGGCGATCCTTTGTTACAGTTTGAAATACTAGCTGCACAGTTATCTGCTACTGGCGGATTAAATGATTTCTTATCTGGTGTAGAATATAATTTAAATGATTATAATAGAGGTGGCAAAGTAGATTTACAAAAAGTATTAGATGGGTTTAATGCCGTTGGGTTTATTCTTAATCAAGAAAGAGGAATTCCTCTGGTTGACTATCGACAGGCAGTAGAAACTGGTGGTATAAACGAAATGGTTTCTGGTAATGTTGGAGTTCGTATTTTCCAACCAAATGCAGAAAACAAGGAAAGAGTATTTAGAACCATACAAGCTTTTGGTCTTGTTCCTCCAGCCATATTTGATAGTACTGGTAGAGAAGAAGTCATTAAAGAAGGTATGATTTGGGATGATACTATAGTATTGCCTTCGGTAAGTGGCAAAGAATCTGTCGGTATTTTAACTTATTTCTTTGTACCACAAAAAGAAAAGTGGGAAGTAGAAACTTTAACTACTTTTGTAGAATCAGAATTAGCTTCAGCTGGTATTGATACTACATCACCAAAGTCCAGACAAGATATTGCGTCTGTTGTTACTAGTATTCAAGATAGACAAAGACTATCTAGTGATCCAATCTATAAAACTAATGCTTATGTTTTACATACTATTTCACAACAGATTCCTAATTATAGATTACCATCTTGGTTGTATGATAATAATCAGGCTATTATGGCATCATCCAGAAGAGCGCATTTCCAATTAGATGATAATGGAACTATTAGTCAGTTTGCTGCTATTGGTACGGATCCCATCAACGAGAATAGTTCAAGAAGGTCTTTGAATATTAAACTTAGACCAGAGTTTTTTCCTATTAAATCGTTTGAAGATCGGAGTTACTTAACTGAGCAGTTTGACTGGATTAAGTCTTTAAAAGAAAAAGATGAAAATCTTTGGGGTCGTATAAAGTATAGTTATGGGTTCTTAACTGGAGGTGAAGAATAATGGCAATTAACCCTGGTATAGATTATGCTAGTTTATTATTTCCTTCAGTCGGTCAAGATGAAAATGGAAACCCAATTAGAAAAGATGAAGAGATAAGACAAAAGTATTTAAATGGTTTATCAATTTTACCTTTTGTAGAACAACAAATATTTGATGAGATTTCAACTGCTAAGGAAAAAGAAAAAGAGCAGAGATCAAGAATTTTTGATGAAAGCAAAAAAGCACAAGAAAAGCTTGAAGAAGCTTCTGATCTAAGATTACTAGCTACAGAAGACGAAATAAAAAGAAGAGGATATAATAACTTTCAAGGTGGCCCTTTCTTAAATACTTATACAGGTAGGTATGAATGGGGACAGCTAGCTTTTGACGAAGCGTTGTATGCATCTGGAAGAAATAGAGATAGTCTTAAAGGTATTATGGCTCCAGAAAGACATAGCCAATCCGCAGTTGCAAATAGAATGTTAGCTAGGGGTTTAGTTTCTGAAGGATTCTTTGATCAAGTACGAGATAAACATATATTCCTTACGCCAGAAGAAAGAAAACAAACAGAAAAAGAACTAGAAAGTTTTGCTCAGTATGGTAAAGATGGAGCTTTTGCTAACTGGTCACAGTATGGATGGAATCCCACAACTTGGGGAGTAACAGCTGCTCTTAATCTATATGAAAACTACTTTGGTAAAGACCCATTAGATGTAGCTGAGTCTGCACCAGTTGCTAAAAACTGGAATCCTCAAAAAGCTTGGGAGTTATATTCAGACTATCACCCAGAAATTTCTTCTTGGTTACTCCAAAGTGGGTTTAATCCAGATACACTAAGATCTACTAGAGATGATTTTAATTTCTTTGAGCGAATTGGTGATCATATTGATCAGGTAAATCTAAGAAGAACAGCTGAAGTTGATCTAAAGTATATGGGGGATGTAAGTAAAACTCTTAATACCACTTTAATACCACTTGTTAGAGATTCTTTTGCTTCTGCGGACGCTCCTTTTGATCTGGCTCTTACAGCGGGATTGACGGTACTATCTGGTAGTACAGCTACTGGTGCTTTTATAGCCATGCGTATGGCTCCTGTTGGATCTAGGGCGTATAAAACAGCCAAAGCTGCTGCTACTCTTGCTATGCATACGCAGCGATGGAGTAATAGAACAATGTCTTGGCTGCCCCACAACATTCCAGCTAAGTATTTATTTACACCGGGTGCTTCTACTGCATCTAAACTAGGATACTTTACTGCATCAAGCGTTGCTACTGGGGTTGTAACTGGTGCTTTGTATAATGTAGCTAACCAAGTAAATAGATTAAACTCGGAATCAGATTATCAGTTTAGTGCAGAAAACCTAGGACATGATATTGTTATGGAAATTGTAGGTGAACTAGGTTTAGGTGGTGGTATTGGAGCTGTTGGTAGGGGTGGTAGTTTTATTGTATCTAAAGTAAATGAACTTACACACGAAAAAGCAGGTAAACTTGCAAAATCAGTTATAGATACCCTTCCCTCTAGTGTAAAAGATTCTTTGGCTTTATCCGCTAGGTTGTTAAATCCAGATCAAGCCTGGGACGATATGACTGGGTTAGAAGCCCAGCAGCATTTAGATTCTGTTTTGGCTTTTTCTTCGTTAATGAAGATTAAGTTACTAAGTAAAGATACAAAAACATTCCCAACACTTAGTGCTGCTCTTTGGGGATTAGGGGTTAAGTCATTATCTCCAGAATATACTGTTGGTGTTATTGAAGAAGCTAGAAAAAAGTTCGATGAAAAGAAAAAAACAGATAATACTTTAACTGATTTAGACTACGATATCTATGTTGCTAATCATTTATTATCAGCACTTTATTCTAGGGGTATTGATGTTAAACCACAGTTTGAAGTTTTGTGGGAAAAGATTCTAAGAGAAAGTTTCTTAACTGATGTATTAAATATTGATCCAGAGGCTAGTGAACAAGTAGTTGAAGAAGCAATTAACAGTGCAGTAAACCTTGAAAAGTTTCAAGAATACAAAACAAAAATAACTGAAAGAACTAGAACTTTATTAGCCGATCTACCATTGGTTGAGTCTAGAAATACTAGTTCAGATGTTGTAACAGATGAAGAACTAAAAGAAGGATTATCTGGTATATCAGAAGAAAGTAGAGCAGAAATTGTAGATGCAATTGGAGAAGCGGTAATAGACGATTCTGGATTAGCTGATGGTGTAAATATTGACTTAGCAGAAAGAATTGCTGAAACCGAATCACTACCTTCAACCACGGATATAGATATCGACAAGGCCGAAGCAGCTATAGCAGAGGAAACCGTTAGTGAGGTTGCTCCAGAGGTTACACCGGAAGCTACTCCAATGGTTACAGAGGCTGCTCCAGAGGCTGCTGAGGCTGCTCCAGAGGCTGCTGAGGCTGCTCCAGAGGCTGCTGA